ATTATCAATAAAGATCCAGATCCATCTATTGTCCCAGATGAGGTAAGAATATTATTAGAGTTTGGAGAAAGCGATACTGCTGGTGTTGGAGAATGGGCTAGATTTGAAATTGTAATGTCTGATGATGATTATGATTTTGCAAATCAAAGATATTATGTAATTACAAAACAATTACAAGAATTATATAAGAGCACTGGTTTTACATGGAACAATGTAAGTATTATTAAAATATATTCTTCCGTAATAAAAAATGGATCGCCTTCTGAAGATTTTTATGTAGGCTTAGACGCAGTAAGATTTGAAAATGTATCAACCACTAATCCAATATATGGACTTACTGGCTATACTGTATTAAAAAATACAAATGCAGAAACTATTGTTAAGGCAGCAAATACAAGTAATTATATTGAATTTAGGTTTGCCATGGATGTGCAATAATGAGTACGCCAGATCAAGGTATAAAAAAGATTATAATTCCAAAGTCTGAACTTCCAGGATTTTTAGGCAAAAAATTTATAGACGAAAATGGTGATTTATTAGAGATAAATAAATATATACTAAGATATAGATTTATATCAGAGGATAAAAATAGAACATCACATTGGTCTCCAGCATACAAGATTAACGCTCAAGATACAGCACAAGAAATTTTAAACAGCATGATAGTAAACACAAATGATAAAATTATAAACCTAGTTTGGCAACCACAAAACAATGTTTCAGAATACCATATCTATGTTTGGTGGAATAATGATTTAGACGAAAACGGCGATCCAGATTGGCAGTATTATGCTGCAACAACAAGCACTAATTATTCTATCGTGTATCCTACATCAAAAACATACGTTAAGGTTGCGGTTCAGGTCAAGACTATACCACTACAAAGATTTGTGTCTGCAACATTATTTGAAAACGAGGGTAGTCTGATATAATTAGACAGGAGGAATAATGGCAAAAATACCATCACCAGAACCAGGGCAACCAATAGATGTATCTTATATAGATCAAATAGTTCGTGCTATCAATGATTTATCTGTTCAAGTTTCACCTGCTATATATAAATATGTTACAGTAGATGTTCCAAAATTTCAGTCACAAAGTGCAAAAATATCAGAGACAAGAATAATTGCGGGATACGTTGATGTTGTTAAAAGCAGCAATCAAAGCGTAGGAAGTCAGCAATCTTTTTCTTATCAATTTAAACCAGAATTTAAATATCCACCAATTGTTACTGCCACACCAATTAATATAGGTGCAACAGAGGCTGGTAAAAATGTAACAGTTGTTTTAAAAGAGCCTACGACATCAAGAGTAGATGGAGTAGTTAACTTCAACTCACCTGGAGAGGTCTCCATAGGTGTTAATTTAATTATTGTTGGTATACCTAATTAATGATAACATGCAAAAAATGTTCAAGAAAAATGATGATAGACAGAATTTACAACTCTGTTTCTCATTTAGAAATTTATTGTTTAATGTGTGGATCAAGAAAGTTTTTTCATCCGCCGTCTGATTCGGAGGAAGGTAGATGGCTACTCGCAAAGGAAATAGAACGAGCGAAGAATACAATGTCGCTCCTGTAATACCAGGAAATAAAAAGGTATGGTTTTTAAATAATGACCTTGTTAGGATTGTGCATTATAACAGATCTAATGGCATTATGTCAATATATAATATAACAAAAGATAGATTAGAAAGTTGTTTGATTAGTGATTTTAAAACTAAAAGAGAACGAGCATATACTGTAGGAGAAACTGCTGATCTTGTTAATAGACATAAAAAGTATATGCCTTCACTAATGAAGCGTGGTGTTATTCCATTCCCTACTGGATCTCAAAAAGGCGGGGCACGTGGATGGCAAGTAAGATCATACTACGCTGAGTCGCAAGTAAAAGAGATACGTGATATACTGGCTACGTATCATATTGGTAGGCCAAGAAAAGATAATTTAATAACAAACGATATTACTCCCACAAAGGCTGAGTTGACGAGACGAATGGGAGATGGTATACTTACATATACGAAGACTGAAGATGGTAGATTTATACCAATTTGGTCAGAATCAATATAATAGAAGGGTATGAAATGGAAGACACTAAAGTATCAGTAACACTTGGATACACATTAAATCTTGGAAACTTTCAGTCACTAAGGATAGATCTTGGTGTTGTAGACTCAAAGCGTGATGCTGAGAATACAGATCAAGCATTTGAGCGTGTGTATAAGTTTGTTGAAGATAAACTAGCAGCAAAAATCTCAGAAGCAAAGGTTGAACTAGAAGAAAGCAATTAGTGTGACAGACAAACAGAAGCGACTGGCTCTGTTGAGTAGGTTTGATAAACACTATAAGTTTAAACTAGGACAGAAGCCACAGTATAATAAGTGGATTGAGCAGTGGTCTGCTGATGCCCTTATAGAGTCATACACTATTGAAGTTTGCTATGACTTATTAGAATATTATTTTGATGTAACAGAAAACCCCACATGGAATCATTTTGCTTATGTGGCACATGATATACTGGAAGCAAAAGAACAGTATGCTAAAGATATAAAAGAACGAGCAGAACGTAGAAAAAAGGCTAAGGAGTGGTTGAGTGAATAATACAGAGTCAAAACTAATCTCAGCCGTGCTACAAGATAAGCAAGCGCATGTTTTGCTCCAGGCTAATATAGAAAATATTCTAACAACGCATGTAGATGTTTGGCAGTTTATCAGAAAATATTATGAAGCAAATGCTACCGTTCCACCAACAGAATTAGTTGTAGAAAAGTTTAGAGACTTTGAACCCATAAGCGGTGTTGGCGCAACCAAGCATCACCTTGAAGAGTTGCAGGCAGAATATTTAACAAATAGTTTAAAAGATATTATTAGATCTGCAGCAACAGATGTTCAGGGTGGACAGGGACTAGATGCGCTAGAATCTTTAATTACAAAAACTGCAGAACTTAGAAAAAATACAGCAGCCATTCGTGATATTGATGTAACAGACTTAGACTCTGCTGTTGCATACTTTGAAAATCTTAAGAAACAACAAGAGGCTGGTGCATTAGGAATTAAGACTGGCCTTCCAGGATTTGATAACTACCTTCCTTCTGGAATCATGCCAGGGCAGTTAGGAGTCTTCCTTGCATATCCAGGCATAGGAAAGTCGTGGTTGTCTCTCTATTTCGCTGTACAGGCCTGGAAACAGGGTCGTAGCCCAATGATCATAAGCCTTGAAATGTCTGAGGTAGAAGTTCGTAATCGTGTATTTGCAATTATGGGAGAGGGCGTTTGGTCTCATAGAAAGTTAAGTGCTGGTCAGGTTGAGATGGATATGCTTAAGTCTTGGCATACAAAGCATGTTACTGGAAAGCCAGAGTTTCATATTATCTCTAACGATACTGGGGGAGATATTACTCCATTAGTGCTACGAGGAAAGATTGATCAATATAAACCAGACTTTGTTATTGTTGACTATTTACAATTGATGTCTCCTAATCAAAAGTCAGATAATGAAACTATTCGTATGAAGAATTTGTCTCGTGAACTCAAACTTATGGCTATTGCAGAAGAGGTACCAATTATTGCTATTTCATCTGCTACACCTGATGACGTTACTAAACTTGAAACCGTGCCAACCCTTGGTCAAACTGCATGGTCAAGGCAGATTGCTTATGATGCAGACTGGGTGCTTGCGCTGGGTAGAGGAAATAATAGCGATATTATTGAATGCGTATTTCGCAAGAACCGTAATGGTTTTATGGGAGAATTCTTAGTTCAAGCCGATTTTGACAAGGGATACTATAGGTATAAGGATTATGAAGATAAGTCAGTATAATATGCTCCATGGAGACATTTCCACACAGGGCTATAAAGCGATTTGGTCTGGATGGGATCATAGTAGATGATTCAGCCATATACAGATTGCAGCAAGACTACATCAGATTACTCGTATCAGAGATGCGATTATCTGGGTATGCCCCAAGATTTGACATTAACCCAGAGTTTACACTATCATATAATGAACAAAAAAACTATTTTGAGTTTGCATTAAGCGTATATGGAATATATGTTGGGAGAAAAAAGGTAGAATGGATATTAGGGATAGACGGAACCAGACCAATTTATACACAGCCAGCCAAGTTAAAAGAGTACTCTCAGGATCTGGCGTAACTGTAGAAAAAGAAGCAGAGTCCGAATACATAGTATTTTGTCCATTTCATTCTAATCATAGAACACCTGCTGGAGAAATAAATAAATATACAGGACTATTCTTTTGTTTTTCTTGTGGAAAGACTGCAGACTTAATAGAGTTGGTCATGCATTTTTCAAATAGAACATACTTTGAGTCTGTTAGATTTATCAAAAGCAAGGAAGTTGAAACAGATATTTTATCTGAAGTTAATTCTAAGTTAGTAGAAAAAGAAGAATGGACAGAGTTCGATATATCTGTAGTCCAAAGGCTACATGAACAGGCATTGTCATCAGAACGAGCAAAAGAATATTTCATTAAGAGAAAGATTACAAAAGAGTCTGTAATAAAATTTAAACTTGGATATTCTGAAACCCAAGACATGGTTTGTATACCAGTGCATAACAATGAAGGCTTATGTGTTGGATTTGTCGGTAGGTCTATTGAAGGAAAAGATTTTAAGAATACCCCCAAACTTCCTAAATCAAAGGTATTATTTAATTTAAATAAAGTTAAAACAGCATCAAAGGTTTATGTGGTTGAATCTTCTTTTGATGTAATCAGATTAGATCAAGTTGGATTTCCAGCAGTCGCCACCCTTGGCGCCAATGTGTCTTCCAAACAAATAGATTTGCTTCAAAGGTACTTTAGTGATATAATAATTATTGCTGATAACGATGAGGCAGGCGGTAACATGAAAGAACGAATAATCGAAAGATTAGACGGAAATGTTACTGTAATTAACTTAGATAAACAATATAAAGATATAGGCGATATGGACGATACGTCAATAAAGAAACTAGAGTATCAGTTTGACAAATCAATACTGTCTATGCTAAAATAGAAAAAACAAGGAGAAATAATGAATAAAATAGTAGGACTAAAGAATATAAATGCTTTACTTGATAAGAAGACAGATGAGAACGGCCCAAAGGTTCGTTGGCTTAAGTTGGCTGATGGACAGGCAGTTAAGATTCGTTTTATTGAAGAACTAGACGAAGACTCTGCAAACTATAGCGAAAAGCGTGGTTTAGCGTTTGTCGTCAAGGAACACACAAATCCAAAAGACTATAAGCGTAAGGCTGTAGATACTATGGACACAGAAGGCCGTGACTGGGCTGAAGAAATGTACCGCAAGGATCCAAAGGGTAACAGTGGATGGCGTGGTCGTCTACGTTTCTATTGCAATGTTTTGGTAGATGATGGCATCGAAGATAAGCCTTATGTTGCAATTTGGTCAATGGGTATTAGTAAGCAGTCATCGTTTAATACTATTCGTGAGTATGCGCTTGAAACAGGAAGCATCTCAAATCTAACATGGAAGTTAAAGCGTAATGGTCAGGGAACTGAAACATCTTACACTTTGATTCCTTCGGCTCCAGATAAGGAACCGTTTAATTGGGAAGGTATTGAGCCATATGCACTAGAGAAAGCATTGCGTCGTGTTCCATATGCGGAACAAGAAGCATTCTATCTTGGCTTTGACTCTCCTTCATCTACATCAGCGACGAATATCGACTGGTAATAGATGAATTACGTACCACTACACTTACATACCCACTTCTCTTTATTCGATGGTATTGGGTTGCCATCTGAATATGTAGATCGAGCAAGCAAACTGGGTATGCCTGCGATTGCGATTACAGACCATGGCTCCCTTTCTGGCCACAGAGAAATGTATCGTGTTGCTAAAGCAAGTGGTATCAAGCCTATTCTTGGCATAGAAGGTTATATGTGTGAAGATCGCTTTGACCAAAGAGATAAAGCAGATCGCACTACTCCACTAGACATGGTTTATAATCATATAATTCTTCTAGCCAAGAACAAGGTTGGTTTAGAAAATTTAAATAAATTAAATGAGATTGCGTGGACAGAAGGATATTATAAAAAGCCAAGAATTGACTTTGAAGTTCTTGCAAAATATAAAGAAGGAATCATAGTTTCTTCTGCATGCCCAAGCGGTATTATTGCTAAGTCAATTGAACTTGGTGAACTTGGTATGGCAAAGAAATATATTAAGTGGTTTAAAGAACAGTTTGGTGATGACTATTATCTAGAGGTTATGCCACACAATGATGAGTCAATCAATAGAACAATATTGATGCTTGCTGATGAGTTTAAGGTTAAGCCAATTGTAACCCCAGATTGCCACCATGTAGATTCTTCACAAAAAGAAATACAAGAGTTAAAGTTAATCTTAAATACGTATTCTAATAAGATTCAAAAGGATGCTACATACGAGAAGTCAAAAAAACAAGGCGACCTTATGAAGCGTTTAGATTATTTATACGGTGCAGATAGACAGATGTCATTTAATAAGTTTGATATTCATCTTCTTTCATATGAAGAGATTCAGGCTGCTATGGAAAAGCAGGCGGTATGGAGAACAGATATTTATGAAAATACTATAGATCTTGCTAATAAGATTGAAGACTATGATATTCAGGATAACCTTAATCTACTTCCAGTTCAATATAAGAATCCAGACAAACAATTAAAAGAATTGGCTATGACTGGTTTGGCAGAAAAAGGTCTCGATAAAAATCAAGAATATCTTGATAGGCTTGAAGAAGAGTTAACTGTTATTCAGGATAAAAAGTTTGGTCCATATTTCCTTGTTGTTCAGAGTATGATTTCCTGGGCAAAGAAAGAAGGAATCATGGTAGGTCCAGGTCGTGGTTCTTCTGCTGGATCATTGCTTTGTTATGCCCTTGGAATTACAGACATAGATCCATTAAAGCATGGGCTTTTATTTTTCCGCTTTATTAATCCTGAGCGTAATGACTTTCCAGATATTGATACAGACATTCAAGATTCTCGTCGTGATGAAGTTAAAGATTATCTCGTTAGGCAGTATAAACATGTTGCATCTATTGCAACATTTCTAGAATTTAAAGATAAGGGTGTTGTGCGAGATGTTGCTCGTGCATTAAATATTCCGTTAGTAGATGTTAATAAAGTTTTGAAGTTAGTGGATACTTGGGATGAGTACTGCACATCAAAAACTACTGCATGGTTTAGAGAGAAATATCCAGAGGTGGAGCAATATGGAGAACAACTTCGTGGTCGTATTAGAGGTACTGGTATTCACGCTGCTGGTGTTGTCACTAGCAATAATCCTATTTTTAGGTACGCACCGATGGAGACACGT